ACTTTTTCGGGCTTTGGGGATTGTTTCTGACAAAGAAATATGCCGTTTGATTCTATTGGATATTGAAGCACCTAAAATGAAAAGAATGTTATATGCTGTAAAAGCAGCTATCATTGAGGCATCGCAATTTGTTACACAGGAAGAGGCGTTAACACAAATTATTTCATCAGCGATGTTTACGCCTATAAATATGGATAGGGAAACAGGGATTGCGAGAAAAAGGCAATTCACCATTGACGTTCTTGATAATGATCTATTTCCCCATTGTAATTCCAAAATAGAAAAACTGCATTTCCTTGGGTATATGGTAAATCAATTACTGCAATGTAGTTTTGGATGGAAGCCTATTGATGATAGGGATAATTATAAAAATAAGCGATTGGATCTTACAGGAACTTTGTTGAATAATTTATTTCGTAATTATTTCAATAAGGTTGTCAAAGATATGCAAAAACAATTGGTTCGCGAAATCAACAATGGGTCTTGGCGATCTATGGGAAGATATCGTGACATTATTAATACTACCAATGTCTATAAAATTATCAAATCCACGACTATTGAAAATGGTTTAAAACGTGCTTTAGCGACAGGGGATTTTGGCATTAAAAATCCCCATTCTACAAAGGTTGGTGTTGCTCAAGTATTGAATCGCCTTACGTATATTTCTACATTAAGTCATTTACGTCGTGTAAATACACCCATTGATAAAAGTGGCAAACTAATCCCTCCGCGAAAATTGCATAATTCTCAGTGGGGTTTTATCTGTCCGGCGGAAAGTCCAGAAGGGGCGCCTGTGGGCGTAGTAAAAAATCTAAGTTATATGAGTCATGTGACTATTAAATCAAGTCGCGATCCTCTCTATGATATTATTCGGGACCAAATTATAAGTTTAGAGATGGCGAAATACGAGGAATATTTTGAAAAGGTAAAGGTTTTCATCAATGGTGCGTGGATAGGTAATGCAAAACATCCGCAACAATTATATACCTTTATAAAAGCAAAGAAATATACTGGATATATTAATATTTATACGAGTATTATCTTTGATTATGAGCGAAAAGAAATACGTATTTGTAACGATGCGGGTCGCCTTACCCGCCCTCTATTGCGTGTTAAAAATGGGAAACTACTTATAACAGATGATATAATTGAGAGTTTAAAGAAAGAAGAACTAACCTGGCGAGATTTGTTGTGCGCAAATAAATTGGAGGAGTCGGTCATTGAATATATAGATGCTGAAGAGCAAAACAAAGCATTTATCTGTATGAATCGTGAAGATGTATCTAAGAATAAATATTACACGCATTGTGAAATACATCCCAGTACTATTTTTGGCATTCTTGCCTCTTGCATTCCCTTTCCCGAGCATAATCAATCGCCTCGTAATACATATCAGTGTGCTATGGGTAAACAGGCTATGGGGTTGTATGCAACAAATTTCTCGCGGCGTATGGACAAGACGAGTTATGTACTCACATATGGCGGACGTCCTCTTGTGGATACCCGTATTGTGAATATGATACAACTCAACGATATCCCATCGGGTTTCACGGTTATTGTCGCGATCGCTTCTTTTACAGGGTATAATCAGGAAGATTCAATTATATTTAATAAAGAATTTGTTGATCGGGGTGGATTTTCCCTCACTCTTTATAAAACAGAAAAGGATGAAGATAAAAAAACCTATGGAGATGAAGAAATTCGGTGTAAACCTGATCCCATAAAAACCAAGGGAATGAATTTCGCTAATTATGATAAGTTGAATCATGAAGGCATCATCCCAGAGAATACTCATTTGGAAAATAAAGACGTTATTATTGGAAAGGTTGTTCCTATCAAAGGTAACCGGAATGATCATACAAAAATTATAAAGTATAACGATCAAAGTAGGGTATTTCGAACACATGAGGAATGTTATATAGATAAGAATTATGTTGACCGGAATGGCGATGGATATACATTTTGTAAAGTAAGAACGCGCACCTATCGTCGTCCAGAAATTGGTGATAAATTTTCAAGTCGCCATGGGCAAAAGGGGACTATTGGGCTTGTCATTAATCCCGAGGACATGCCTTTTTCGGCATCAGGCATTCGTCCAGATATTATTATTAATCCGCATGCTATCCCTTCTCGCATGACCATTGGGCAATTAAAAGAAACGCTGATGGGAAAAATATTATGTCAACTTGGTCTATTTGGTGATGGTACAAGTTTTAATAAATTACCCATTGACTTTATAAGTAAAGAGCTATTAAATAATGGATTTGAGCGTCATGGCAATGAAGTACTAATGAATGGTATGACGGGTGAACAAATTAATGCCCCTATATTTATGGGTCCAGCATTTTACCAGAGATTGAAGCATATGGTAAATGACAAGGCTCATAGTAGAAGTATAGGACCGATGGTGGTTTTGACGCGTCAACCTGCGGAAGGGCGATCCCGTGATGGCGGTTTGCGATTTGGGGAAATGGAAAGGGATTGTATGGCAGCGCACGGATCAGCACGCTTTACAAAAGAGCGGCTCTATGATGTGTCGGATAAATATGAGGTATTCGCTTGTCATAAGTGTGGTATGTTTGCAATATATAATAATCAGCAACATTTGCATCTGTGTAAAACCTGTGGCAATCGAGTATCATTTGCACGGGTTAAAATTCCATATGCTTGTAAACTACTCTTTCAAGAATTGATTACCATGAATATTGCTCCACGTCTTATCACCGATGAAATAAATTAAATTAAATTAAATTGTATGTATCCGTAATTTTTTATTACACCTTGTAGATAAAAAAATTATATTTTAAAAATATATATTAAGAATTAATATATATATATATACGTAGATGGCTATGATTCGCGAATATTTTGAAAAAGTAGCACAGCATACGAAAGATTATGGAGAGAAAACAATTGTGTTATGGGAATGTGGATCCTTCTTCGAGGTATACGCCCTGCGAGATCCAGCAACCGGCAATATCTCTCCACCATCCATTCTTAAATTTGCAAAAATTTGTGATTTCCGTATCGCCAATAAAAAAAACTGTATAGGAACCCATAATGTCGTGATGGCAGGATTTAATAATAATATATTGGATAAGTATTTGAGAAAACTGGATGACGCTGGGTTTACAGTGCCCATTTACACCCAAAAAAAATCTGGGGCGACTTTTAAGCGAACATTAAGTTTTATTTCTTCGCCGGGAACTTATCTAACGAAGGAAGCGCCCCGCATTACCAATAATATAATGTGCTGTTGGTTAGAAAAATATCCTGCACCCCGTATCAAACAGCCATATATTAGTTGCGGTCTTTCGAATATTGATATATTCACAGGGAAATCTAATTTATTTGAATTTCAACGAGAGAACTTGCATCAATCTACAACATTTGATGAACTTGAGAGATTCTACTCCATTTATAGACCAAGTGAGCTTATATTTATTACGAAAAATTATGACGACAATGAAATAGAGGATATCATCCAATTTTCCAGTATACAGTGTGCTAATATCCATAAGATTTCTCTCGATAACACAGATCACCCCTCTTATCTGTTGGTGAAAAATTGCGAGAAGCAAACGTACCAGGAAGAATTATTCAACCATTTCTATAATATCGCGGATTATAATACCTTCCTCCAGTCCCTCCAACTTGAAGAATACCCAACAGCAACCTTTTCTTTCTGTTTTTTATTAGAATTTGTTCAGAAACATAATCCCGCATTGGTTAAAAAAATTCATGAACCCATGGTTGATAATATTAGCAGTCGTCTTATGTTAGCTAACCATTCTCTCCAACAACTCAATATCCTTGACAATCATCAACATAAAGGACAATGTTCCTCTATTATTCAGTTTGTAAACAGATGCAAAACAACTATGGGAAAACGCACATTAAATAGTATTATCCTTCATCCCAGCACTGACCCTGAATACCTCGGTATTGAATATGCGATTGTAGATCATATTATTCAAGAATTTGATACCTTGAAATTTATACGCGAAGATTTCTCTCAAGTCGGAGATATTGAAAAGCTATACAGAAAAATTATAATGAAACACGTAACACCCTTCGAGTTTACAACACTATGGAGAGATATTAAGATCGCTCTCTCCATATTCCGTAAAACAAAAGACGACTCTGTTCTCTCGACATATCTTCAGCAATATATACCTGAGGATATCGAGAGAAATTGTTGTGATCTAATAGATCTTTTTGAGAAAACATTTGATATGGAAAAGGCGCAGAAAATTACTGATTTACATTTTGATATGAACTGTTTTAAAACAGGGTTTTCATTAGATTTGGATAATATTGAGAGAAAATATAAAACATCCATTGATGGATTATGTAAAATACAAATGGATTTGTGTGGAATTCTTGAAAGAGTTGAAAGGAAAAAACCCAAGACACCCTATGTTAAAATAAATATTACTGAAAAAAGTGTGTATAGTTTGGTCTGTACAAATCGGCGCGCTAAGCTGCTTGAAGCAGCTGTTAAAAAGAAAAAGGGGGTATATAATTTTTATCCTTCAGGAAAGAGTAATAGAAAGATTGAAGGGTCATCAATTAATACGCTTTGTTCTACGATTCACCAAACCTTCTCTCGACTTAAAGATCAACTCGCGAGAGAGTATGATACATTTATGGATAAGATACAGGATTATGGAGATCAACTTGAAACAGTTGTTAAATATATAACTCGTCTTGATGTAATATTATCTAAGGCGTATGTGGCAAAAAAATATAATTTCTGTCGTCCTACAATTGATATGTCGAGAGAAAGATCGTTCTTCGAAGCTACTGCCCTCCGCCATCCCTTGATTGAACAATTGCAAACACAGGAGATATATGTACCCAATGATATTTCTCTCGGTGGAGAGAAACATGGAATGGTATTATTTGGCACCAATGCTGTGGGAAAATCCAGTTTGATCCGCTCTATCGGTGTCGCGGTTATTCTTGCACAGGGAGGCATGTTCGTCCCCTGTTCTTCTTTGGTATATAAACCTTATACACGATTATTTACGAGAATATTAGGTAATGATAATATATTTAAGGGTCTAAGTACCTTTGCTGTGGAAATGTCCGAATTACGTACTATTTTGAGAGAAGCGGACGAAAACAGCTTGATTTTAGGAGATGAACTTTGTTCTGGAACAGAAACAACATCAGCCATTAAAATATTCTCTGCTGGTCTCATAACACTGCATAATAATAAATCCTCTTTTATTTTTGCCACACATTTCCACGAGATTGTGGAACTCCCAGAAGTTAAATCACTTGAAAGTTTGCGATTGTGTCATATGACAGTTATCTATGATCGAGAGAAAGATATGTTGATATACGAGAGAAAGCTAAAAGAGGGTCACGGGACATCCATTTATGGGTTGGAGGTCTGTAAAGCTCTTAAATTACCACAATCCTTTATGGATCTCGCGCAATCTATTAATCCATATGGCAAAATTACCGAGAGAAAGGGGTCGCATTATAATGCAAAAAAAATAAAAGGGGGGATCTGTGAAATTTGTAAAGAAAATATAGCAGCCGATATCCATCATTTACAGTATCAAAGATATGCAGATGATAATGGAGTTATAGAGACTTTCCATAAAAATCACAAAGCTAATTTAGTTAATATATGTAAACCTTGCCATGATAAAATCCATAAGACTAATAAACAACATCGCCGTTTTAAAACAAGTGAAGGTATGCAAGTTATGGTAACATAATATCATATTAATATAAAATGGCAAAGGATTTTGTAAAGCTTTCCATTAGGTTTTTTAGAAGTCATTGGATTGATATTAGTTTGGCCAGTTTAGGAATATTTTTAATTGTCAGTTACATCATTGTCAACAATATTACTATCGATCCACCGCGCTCCTTAAAAAAAGGTCGAACTATTGTTATAGAACCATTTCAGAGTACGCCACCACCACTATCACCCGGAGGGAGCGATCCATCCGGAGTTGAATCAGCAAATAAGATGATTCAAGATGCTTGGTGTAAATCTGGCGCCCAGACACACACTTTAGAAGAAAAATGTGCTACATTAAGCCCTGCAGTTTGTCAAGAAACGGAGTGCTGCGTATATGCATACCAAACCCAAACAGCGGAAGCTCAATATCTTCGCGATAGAGATCGTGAAGCATCAGGACTTACAGCGGAAGATCCTGACTATTCTCCTTATGGGTATGACACAGAAGCCGGGTTTAGTTGTGTAGCAGGTAATGGAGATGATGGGCCAACATATAAAGGCGATGCAGACGGCAACTATTATTCCTATGATTATTGGTATTATTTAGGGCAAAAGTATTCGTAACGGCGCGTAGTGAAATCAGCTATAATCTAAATACCAAAATTGATTTAATAAAGAATCTATAATAAATATACAATAATGATCATCCCTATCAAATGTTTCACCTGCGGAAAAGTTATAGCCGATAAATATAACTACTTTTTAAAAAAAGTGAGAGAGATGAAGGAAAAGCAAGGTTTAGATACCAAAAAAGTAATTTATTTATCCACAACCAATGCCACGAAGACGCCGGAAGGGGTAGTGATGGATGAATTGCAACTGACTAAAATATGTTGCCGACGACATATGTTATCTCATGTCAATATCGAATAATTTCTTCTCGATATATATAAATGGTAAAGACGCGTAGAAAAAGAAAAACCAGATGCCGATGTGCTAAATCCAGATGCACTTGCAGACACGGGGGTAGAAGGTCCCATAGGGGTGGAGGACACCCTCTGGCAGCTACAGCTGGGACTTTCCCAGCTCTTCCATTTGCGCCCCCGGGAGGAATGTATAAACCAGGTGCGGTGAACGGACTTGATGGGGGATATTACTATGGAGTCAATGTTGATCAATCTTTGCCGGACCCTATTTCCACATGCGCTTTGTTTCGTCAAGCAGGGGGTAGACGCCGCCGCCGCAAACGTAAAACACTCCGCCGCCGCCGCAAACGTAAAACACGCCGCCGCCGCAAACGTAAAACACGCCGCCGCCGCAAAAAGCGCAAAGTGCGCCGCCGGCAAAGAGGGGGGAGACCTATTACGGGGAGTCATAATGTTCCTACCGGCATCAAAAGTTTTTTAACAACTATTATCCCTAAGGATATTTTAGATATAGGGTATAAAGGGGGTAACAAAATGGGCAATCTTTACAGAGGATATGTAGGAGAACGTCCAAAAATGTCGCCTGTACCATACACAAATCAACCTATTAATCAACCAATAAATACAAATACAATAAGAGTTAACCCCGTTGATGCCGTTGGGGCTTATAATCAGGCTATTAATGCCGTCAATACAGGTAACACTATCAAAGCACAAGCATCCTATTAAAAAAAAGTATTTATTAATATTATAATGACTTTAAGACAAACATACAATTCTTTATGCTCGCCAGCTAAATTATATTTAGTAATGCAATCGGTGGCAATACTGCTGTTGTTTGTGCAAAATTTGCGCGATACAAGACATTATCGTGTGGGAAGTTACAAGATTCCTCTGAGTCATCATAATGTATTATATTTCATTGTTAAAGTGGCGGTTCTTGTTTTTTGGACGTGGGCTTTGAATAAATTTTGCAGTAAGGGATATAAGGGTGTTGCGTGGTTTCTTGTACTCATCCCCTTTATCCTTTTCTTTGTTGCAATAGGGATGTTAGTGGTTTCTGGGCACCATAAATCAAAAAACTTATCGCAAAAAACCAATTACCAACCCATTTATATGCATAATGCGCCTACTCACAGAGTATTGCAAGCTGGACATACTGTCTCTTGTGAGTGCCCAAAATGCGGATCGGATACTGGTGGAGGACCGCCCAAAACAAATGAACAAATCGTTTATGGACGTGAAGGACCTATAACACAGAATTATCCTATCCAAAACCAAATACCTTCAAATGCTCCACAACAGTATATTATTCAATAATGTAAAAATATAAATAAATTATTATGGTTTATTTACATTTTAAAAAAATGACTAATGTATATTATATGGATATTCCATGGCAGCTCATCCAAATATATTTCAGGGATAACCCAGAATTTATGGTAAAACATCATCTCGATTCTTATAATTCATTTTTCTATCAACAATTACCCCAAATTTTTAAAGAAAATAATCCTATACGCGTAAGACAGGAACAGGATAATACTACCAATAAATATAAATATCAGGTCGATTTGTATTTAGGCGGACGCACAGGAAAGAAAATATATTTCGGAAAACCTATTATTTACGATACCAATGATAATATGCACTTCATGTACCCAAATGAAGCACGTCTTCGTAATATGACCTATGGACTTTCCATACATTATGATGTAGATGTTGATTTTTTCATAGTAAATGAGGATGGCTCAAGAAAAGAAAGCACTATAACACTTTCAAAAATATACCTGGGAAGATTTCCCATTATGTTACAGTCAAAATTATGCATTTTAAATGAATTGGCAGCAAGCGTAAGATTCAATATGGGAGAATGCCGCAACGATCCCGGCGGCTATTTTATTATTGATGGTAAAGAAAAAGTAATTATATGCCAAGAAAAATTCGCCAATAATACATTAAATATAAGGGATAAGGTAAATGATATATATAGCCACGCCGCGGAGATTAGATCTGTATCAGAAGATGCATCTAAACCAACACGAACTCTTGCTATCCGCATTGTCGCACCCACAGGATCTTTAACAAATAATCAAATTGTCGTAAACATCCCAAATATAAGAAAACCAATTCCATTATTTATTGTAATGCGCGCATTAGGAGTTATATCCGATGAAGAAATAATAAAATACTGTCTTTTAGATCTTGAAGATAATAGCCACTATATAGATCTATTTCGTCCAAGTATTCACGATGCTGGATATATTTTTACACAACAAACTGCACTGGAATACATGCGCCTTTTAACAAAGCAAAAAACCGTTAATTCTGTATTAAATATATTATCTAATTATTTTTTGCCCCATATAGGAGAATTAAACTTCAACGAAAAGGCATTGTATTTAGGATATATGGTAAAAAGGATTCTTCTCGTATTCACTAAGGAAGAGAAACCAACCAATCGAGATAGTTATGAATATAAACGTATTGAGGATTCTGGAATACTTATATATCAATTATTTCGTGAATATTACAATATGCAGTTGCACGATATTTATAAAAGAATTGATAAAGAATTTTTTTATCATAAACCAACTTACCAAGGGGACCAGTTTACAAATTTGATTACAGAAAATCTCTCTCTTATCTTCTCTGAAAGAATGGTCGAGGAGGGATTTCGCAAAGCGTTTAAAGGAAATTGGGGTGCACAAGCTCATACAAAACGTTTAGGTGTGGTTCAGGATTTAAATAGATTGTCTTATTTCGGTTTTATTAGTCATCTGCGTAAAATTAATTTACCATTGCCAGGAGACACCGGAAAGATTATCGCGCCCCGCTTATTAGGAGGAACACAGTGGGGCATGATTTGCCCCATTCATACACCCGACGGAGGAAATGTCGGTTTGCATAAACATCTGTCCATTTCATCCCAGATTACTACAGGATGCTCTGGGCAAGCCATTATTAGATGGTTACGTAATGTAGGACTTAGTTTATTAAATGAATCAAAATTACTCTATTTGGCAAAAACAACGAAAATCTTTGTAAATGGTGCTTGGGTGGGAACACACCGCAATCCTCAAGAAATGGTCAATATAATGAAATTATATCGGTTAAATGGAATTATACCCTTATATTGGAGTATTTATTGGAATAGAGAACGGCGAGAAATATTAATATGGACAGACGCTGGACGTCTTACACGCCCAGTATTTTATATATATGATAAAAAAGTTAGCTATACTAATCCACTGGCGGAAAAAAAATTCGCCGATGGCACCCTACAGTGGAGTGAATGTGTGTCGGGGTTTGGAAAAAAAAAGATAGATATTAAAAAAAATACGTGTAAAATTTTCACCCCCTCAGATGTATATGAATTTGGCGCTGACCCAAAACAATTGCGAGAGAATGCTGCTATTGTTACCTATCTTGATGTTCAAGAGGAAGAGGGCGCACTTATATCAAGGGAGGATATTACCAATCTCACAACACACGTGGAAATCCATCCCTCTCTAATTTTGGGAATTATGGCCAATATGATCGCTTTTCCAGAAAATAATCCTCTGCCACGCAATCTATTCTCATGTGGACAGAGTAAACAAGCTGTTTCAATGTTTCATACAAATTATCAGAATAGAATAGATAAAATGGCGGTAGTGTTGAATTATGGTCAAATACCAATTGTGAAAAGTCGTTACTTAAAGATAGTAACAAATGAAGAGCATCCCTATGGAGAGAATGCTATTGTAGCCATTGCCAGCTTTACAGGATTCAATGTAGAAGACGCAGTTATTTTTAACCGCGCCGCCTTAGACAGAGGAATATTTAGAACAACCTATTTTACTATGTACGAAGGACACGAAGAAAGCAGCAAAGTTGGAGATACCACTATAGACTCTAAATTCTGTAACATAGAGAATGAAAATGTTGTAGGGTTAAAGCCCGGGTTTGACTACAGTTATTTGGGAGAACACGGTTTAATAAAAGAGAACACGCCCGTAAATGATAAAACCATCCTTATTGGAAAATGTATGAACAGCCTTACCACCAATAATACAATGATTGATATGTCAAAAGGACCAAAGAAAGGGCAATTAGGGGTAGTAGACAAATCTTTTATGACCGAAGGTGAGGAGGGATACCGTCTGGCAAAAGTTAGAATTCGTGAGGAACGAATACCAGCTATGGGAGATAAATTTAGTAGCCGCGTGGGACAAAAAGGCACTATTGGTTTGATCTTAGAGGAAGAGAATATGCCATTTACCGCGGACGGAATTCGCCCTGATATTATTGTAAATCCCCACGCTCTGCCCTCACGAATGACCATTGGACAACTTATTGAAAGTTTGATGGGAAAGGCGTGTGTTTTATACGGAGGATTCGGCGATTGTACAGCTTGGGTAAATAAAGGTCCCAAAGATAAAAAATTCGGAAAAATGTTGGTGCGACAAGGGTTTCATTCAAGCGGAACAGAAGTGCTGTATAATGGCATGACAGGAGAACAATTAGAAGCCAGCATTTATATTGGACCCACCTATTATATGCGCCTCAAACATATGGTTAAAGATAAGATAAATTACCGGACCCGAGGACCCCGCACCGCATTAACAAGACAAACCGTTGGTGGTCGCGCAAATGATGGAGGATTACGTATTGGAGAAATGGATCGCGATGTTATTATTGCACACGGAATGAGCGATTTTTTAAATGAATCATTTTTAGTTAGAGGGGATGAATTTTTTGTGGCTATTTGTAATAAGACGGGCACAATAGCTATTTACAACGAGAGCAAAGATATATTTCTTAGTCCTATGGCTGACGGACCTATAAAATTTATAACCAATAAAGATGATAGCCTTAATCTTGTTAATATTAGTCGGTTCGGGCGCAGTTTTAGCATTATTCGAGTGCCATACGCCTTCAAACTTTTATATCAAGAATTACAAGCAATGAATATCCAAATGAGAATTATCACAGAGGATAACGTAGACCAACTAACATCCCTTAAAAAGGGGGATGATATTAGAAAACTTACAGGACTTGATAATATAAAACAAATTTCAAATAAAACAAAGGGAAAATTAAAAAAAATTAAACCAATGAAACGTCCGCCTCCACGTGTTCCACCGCCTCCACGCGCCCCACCGCCTCCGCGTGCTCCACCACCACCGCGTACCACACCAGCTCCTTCACAGAAAGAAACAACAATTAGAGAGGTGGCAGTGCCACCGGGAAAGAAAGGTGGTGATATGTTACTGGTAGATATAGACGACGAAACACAAGTTGAACTGGAAATCCCCGAAGGAGTTACTGAAGGCGATATTATCGAATTTAAAATCCCTTCATTGAGCCCTCCACCCGCGAAAAATATATTTTTTACACCAAAACCTGGAGACCCTCAAGAAGGAATAACAACGGATAATCTTTGGGCGCCGCCAGGCATCATTAATACTGTAGCAGAAGAAGCTGAAGAAGCTGACGAAAATGATATTGTAGAGACCGCCCCCCTTGAACCTCAAAGCGAGGAATATGTAGTAAGTTCACCAGATTATACAAAGATGGATCCAGAGCCTTCGCAGTCTCCTCCTGTCGAGAGTAATTTATTAACAACCATTGAACAAAACAAAAATGAAGAAGAAGATGAGGAAAAAAAGGATATTAAGAAAATAAATTGAATAAACTTAAAAATGATATTTAATTAATATAGAATGACTACAATTATATCGCAACTTTATACATCACGAAGAATTCTTCTTGATCAACTTAAGAATAGGGGGTATGCTGTTGATGACTATAACCATTTTAGTTTCAATGAAGTTAGGGTTATGTATACAAATAAACAATTAGATATGTTGATAACAAATCCTACGACAGAAAAAAAAATTTACATAAAATATCATATTATAACCAAATTAGGAGCATCTCACGTATATGACTATATAGATGATTTATTTCATTTAGAGGAGATATTATCAAAAGATGATGATTTACTGATAATAACAAAATATAAAGTCCCCGATACAATGATTGCATTGATGGCTAATACCTATAAAAGAGATAATATCTTTTTCTCGATATTTAATTTGAAACAGTTATCATTTAATATTTTGAACCATGCACTGGTACCACCTCATCGTATTTTAAATAAAGAAGAAGAAACTACTATTAGAAAAAAATACAATATCGTTAAGGATAGTGAATTACCAGAGATATCCAGATTTGATCCAGTAGCTATGGCGATTGGTATGCGACCAAAACAAGTATGTGAAATAATTCGCCCCAGTAAAACGTCTATTATAACCAAATATTATCGTCTTTGTTATTAATATATGACAAGTTGTTGTTCTGACGATTGTCCGGTAAAATATGGCTGGTGTCCACCACAGGCAAATGCCGCCGCCAAAAAATTTTCTAATGAATTAAGCGATCTTACGGCGCTTTTTAATTTAGCATTAGGGAGATACAAGGATACCTTCCCTCCACGTATAGTTGATCCAACCGAAGAAAATATAAGTTTATATCAACAAAGCAAACAAAAACTGGACAGTATATGGGGACAATTGTTTAGCTTAGAAAATTCTGTTGAATCGGCTGTTGCAAGTATTAATACAAAACTTAACGGGGACAAGACAAATATTAATACATTGAAGGATAGATATAATGTTGATCATTCAAAACTGGAAGTTATTCGTAATGCAAATTTAGCAAGTTATCCAATGAAGCGTGAATTCGAACAATTCCGGTTACATTCCTATATTGATTTAGGTTATTATGTTATAGGACTTATTATTATTATATGTCTACTTGTAAAAGGTATACTTGGGGGATCTCCAAGCGATATTCAATTTGTTTCCCCGAATGTAGCGAAAATAACTGGCATAGCAGCAGCAATATTAGGCGGAATACTTGCGGTGTATTATAGATAATTTTTTTTTAATAAAATAGTTTTCTGTGTCTAGCATATAGAATGTCATCGATGTTTAATACTTTATTAGACCAAGGAAAAAGCTTTTTGAATATACAAAAAGAATATAAATATTTAGTAGACCCACATTTAAAGCTTATTGAAGAGACATCGTCACCTAATCTTAAATCAATCATAGAAAACTTTAGCACAACATATACTGACAAAACTAATAAACTCAGTGCCCAGATGAGTAATACAGATAATGACGGTGCAACAAAGCAATTATTTGTTGATCTTATCAATCAGTACAATGCTGCTCTTCAGAATCCCCAAAATATAACACTTTCGCCAGGATTATCAAAAACTTCTGTAGACCAAAAATTAGCGAATGCGGTTATCCTTCGTAATCTCTTAATTAAAATGAACGCAATGGTGGAAACAAAACTTGTGAATGCCACATCTGACGGCAGTCCCGGGGGACATGTGTATGACTACCAGGCTGGATCTGGTCAAGTAGGTGTAGGTGATCAACCCCAGTTATTGGCTGCACGACCTGTTTTAATGGCAACTAACAGTGCTCTCGCTGATCAACAAACTATATATAATAATTACCTACACGATCTAAAGCACGTTGCGGGATCGCAGATAGATACTGAAATACGAGCGCAATCTGCTTATTATAAATATATTGTTTGGACAATTGTTTGCATCACCCTTATCTCTTATACAATAAAATACGTTTCAAGATAATGATACTTTTTTATACACATATTGTATATATAAAATGGTATTGCAACGTTTACAATCGTTATTTAGTAAAAAAGTCAAGCGACGCCAAAGACAACCAACGATTTTCGACCAATTTCCAGAATTAAATCAAGGGCAACAATATTTGCAAAAACGCAGCAAACTAATTGAACCTTTTGCATCTAAATGCCGTTATCAGAATCAAGCTTCGCCTAATAAAAAACTTCCTTGTACTT